TAAGATGTCTTTTTTTGTGATTTTTCCATCACCAGACACATCAGGGAATGATTTTTTCTTTTTCATCTTCATTTTTTTCTTTTTCATCATTTGTTTTCTCCTTCATACTTTTCTATTTCGACACTTGGCATCATTTTATCTACATTTGGAATAGATTTGCTCAAAATTGTCTTTTCAATTGATGTATTAGCTCTTAGTTTTGCTAATTTTTCGTTTTGATCCAGCTTTTCGTCTTTACTTTGCTGGTTCATCATCGCTTTCATACGGTCAAGGTTAAGTCTTTCTTCCCCTTCCATCTTCTTACGTTGATCATCCATAGCTCTAAGGTCTAATTCTCTTGCTCTTAACTGTGCAACAGGGTCATTTGCAAAACCAGCTGTTACTTGTTTCTCTTCTTTTAAGAATTCTTCCATCATTTCTGCAATCAATACAGCTTTTCTTGATTCTATTTTCTGTAACATTGATTGTACTTGCTGTGCAATACGTTGATCTTGTTGTGCCAGCTGTTGCATCTGTGCAATTTTAGGAATTTCTTGTGCAAACTCTAATTCGATTTGTTCTTGTGCCATCAAACTTATGTGCTCCATAATATTTTTTTCCATAGCAGCTGTAACCATAGGATTGTTTCTTGCTATGTTAGTTGCCATAAAATTTAAATGCGAAGTTATGTGGGCTCTGTGATCCTGACCAGGGAAAGCTTGGAAAGGCTTACCAGCTAAAGCCATAATGTTTTCTAACGCAGGATCCATCGGAGTTGGTGGCTGCGGTTTAATTAATAATAGATCAATATCTTTTACGCCTAAAGCTTCATACATATTTCTGTATGCTTGATACATATTATGTATTTGTGGATTTGACGTTGCCAGTTGCAACTCTGTTTGCGCGAGGGAGATACGCTGAGTTTGTGAAAAGATGTTGGGATCTGCAACTGGCACTATATCTACTCTATCATCAAAGTCTTGTTGTTTAATCATCCTTTGACCCCCAACTACGTCGTATGGATATTCCGGAGGTAGATATAACTTGAATACTCTTGCTAACATTTTAAATTCTTGTTTTAACGAAGAGTAAATTCTTTTGTGAATAGCTGACATTGTTCTGCTTCCTCTTTCAAGTAAAGCAACAGTTGTACCTACAGCAGCACCTTGGTTGCCATCACCAACTTGTAAGTCAGCAATGGATGCAAATCTTTGACCTGCTTGTACAACAATACCCATTAAGTTTAATAAAGTTGCAGATGGTTCTTTGAATGGCAACATCATAAATGAATCTTTTAAGTTACCACCCGGTGCATCTACATCTCTAAACTCACCAGGTTGAATTGATTGCGCGTCATCTCTAATTCTAATGCCACGCATTTTGAATCCTGCGGGTAAGTTGGAGAGCGTACCCGCATCCAATAATTGACGAAGAGCTGCAGTTGCAGTTCTAGACAGACCACCAATCATATGGATGAGACCGAACCCATAGAAACCTAGTCCAGGTAAAAATTTAAAGTGAACAAAGTAATCTATTTTATTTTTGTCCGGATCTCCAATTTCGTAATTTCGTCTAATAGATAAAATTTTTCTAGTAGCTAATTCTATTGTAACAATGTATGGAATTTTTATTCCTGATTGCTCACCTGTTTCAGGATCTTGATCTTCAAATCCTTCCAAGTCTAAATTTACGTGACACTCAATTAAAGTATAAATATCGTCGTCTTGTGTTTTTTTAGTTCCTTCTAATTCTCTCTCTTTTTTCTCAACATCGTTTTCTTGATAGCCAGGTGTGCCTAACTCTATATCTAAATAAAAACCATTTACTTGTTGTTTTCTTAAATCATTTTTTGACATTTTAATCCGGTGAATGACTGCCTCTGCATCAGCCAATGAGGTAGCCGAATAAGGGACAATCAAATCATCTGCCGGAACAAACTTTGACGTAGCTCTTTTTTCTAGTTCATCGTAATAAACTTTTTTAAACGCTGAACCTGCAAGAGGGAGGTAAAAGAGCAGTGAGTCAAAGTCCGGCTCATAGTCTGACATTTTTTCCATGAGCTCGTAATTCATGTAATCTTTAACACGTTCTGCTTGTTGTGTTTTTTCTGGACTTGGTGCACCAACGACTTGCGTTCTGACCGGTCCGTTTGCTGGTAATAATTCTTTATAAGCTAATGCTTGAAACTGTGTAACTGCTTCTGCTAACACTGGGTGAGTTGCACCTGAAGCTCCTTGAAATGGTTCTGTTCGCATATCGTATTTGAAACCAAGTAAGTCTAAACCTTTTGTATAACTTTGTTCCCAATCTTTTCTTGATGCGTTATAGTCATTATATTTTTGAGTTAAGTTAGAACCTAACTCGTCTAATACTTCGTCTGGTAAAAATTCTGCTAAGTTTGCGTAGTGCTCGTCACCACCTTCTGGTGATGCTGCGTTAGGATCAAAGTCAACTGTAACCGATCCATCTTCTCCTTCTTCTATTTCAACGGGTCCTGGTGTGTCTTGTGCTTCTGTTACTTCTTGTTCAATAGCTTCTTCTATTTGTTCCTGACCTGGAATATTAACGCTGCTTCTTGGACCTTGCGTCAAGGACTTGTCTATTTTGTCTGCCATTTATTTTCTCCAATTTGACTGTTCTAACAGTATTATAATTAATATTCAACCCCTGAGGTGTTGGACCTGATTTAGGTGGCAACAGATGGGTTTTAGGGTAGCTTGATGTTTTTGATTTGGTCATTGTATTTTCCGAATGTTGATTTTCCTATTTCTTCAAAATCGTCGTCTAATTTAGCTAAAGTAATAGCGTTCTGTTGCTCAGAGTATCCAGGTACATTTCTTCTCTTCCAGTTATCAATAGCTGTTTCTGGATCTCCCGATTCGAAAGCCATAGCCTTATCAAGTAAGTTTAATTCTATATCTTGTTCTGCAGCTTTAGTAATTGCACTTTTAACAGCGTTTGCTCCAAAAGCATAACCCACAGGTTTAATAACTTTACCAACACCTTTTAAAACTTTACCAGTTCCTGAAAGTATTTTATCTGCTGTTGTTACACCAGGTATTGTTTTTGCTTTTTCAATTGCTGATATTTTTCTTTCAAAGTCTTTTCTTTGTTTTCCCGTCATATCTTTATAAATTTTGTTTTCACCTTCAATACCAGCAAAAGACATTTTATAATTACCTGCTTTTGGTTTAAACTCACCTGTATCTGGATCTACTTGAAAATATCCTATTTGACCTTTGAATTCTTTTCCTAAATCATTAACAGCATTTAAAACATTCTTTTTTGCTTTAGCATTTAATTCTACTATTTTCTTTTTATAACCATCAGGTTTTTCTAAAATTAATTTTTCTTGTTCTTCTGCAATCGCTTGACCTATTCTGTTATATCCTACTAATGCTCTGTTCATTTTTGCATCTATAACAAAAGTTGTTTGTGTTCCAGGTTTTGCAGATTCAATTAATGGATATACGTGACTAAATTGTTTTCCTGTTTGACCAGATCCTTTAACTGAAATACTACTACCTTGTGTTTTTTTTATTTTCTCATCTCTTTTTATGTTTTCTATATTTGCAGGTTTTTTCTTTTTTTTACCGAAGTTTTTAAACTCTAAAGTTTTTCTTTCTGTTTCTTTTCTAGTTAATACTCCTTCGTTTATAAAATCTTTTCTTGTGTAATCTTTATATTTAGGATCATTAATAATAGCTTGTACCTCTTCGTCTGGTCTCATGATGAATTGATTTTTTTGTAATGGATTTAAATAATCATATTTTTTAGTTCCCTCTGAAAATCCTGCTCGTCCACCATCTGCAAAAAGGCTTTTTACTTTTGCTACAAATTTTTCTTTTAACTCGTCTCTTTTAAATTTCTTTTTATAATCTTTAACAGCCATTCCATACGCTTTGTCAAAATATTTTTGATCTTCTTTAGATATATTAAGATAAGTAGGAGGTGTGAGCTCTTGCTCTAACTCAGGGAAAAATTCTTTACCTAAGTATTTTACAAATATTTCTTCATCTAAACCATATTGATCTATTATTTTACTAAACTCAGGATTCATTAAAACTCTGTGTCTAGCTTCGTGAAGCATAGTTGATATCTTATCTAGATCTCCA